GCATACGCCACTTGCATGAGGTAAGTCTTGGTTCAGAATGATTTGATAGCCATTGTAGTAGTAAACAGGTGCGGAAGCAGTTGATGGAATACGGGTATCAATTACGTCTTGCTTTTGCATATTAGCAAATACTAATGGGTGAACCATAATCATACCAAAACCATCTTGAGCATCACCTAAGAGGCTGATAGCATCAATGAGGGCGTTAACAGAGAAGTCAGTAGTACCCTTAGAGTAAGAAGCACCTGAAATATCTAAACGCTGGTCATTCTGATCATGATAGTCGTCATCAGCAGTAGCATTGTTAGCAAAGATACCCTTAACAACAGCAAGGAATTGAGCTTGTAAACGGCCTAAACGATAGTCAGCAACACGAGAGCCGATAAATGCCATTGGGTCAGAACCAGTTAAGAGTTCATCGAGGTCGGCAACTTCCCAAGAAGCAGTACGAACGCATCTAGGAACAATCAGATTACTAGCAGAGTTCTTGTTAGGAACGATAATATCAGCTGGATTATCAGTTGCGATAGTTTCACCGCTATCAGAAAGGTTGTTATAGAATGGGAAGTTAAAAGTTGCACCGCCACCATTGAGAAGTGCGTCCAGCTTTCCATTACGGGAAACAACACCTGACTGAATAAGGTTGGTTTTACGAGTGATTTCATCTGCGACATATTGTTCAAAAATCTCAGGTACAATGAGGTCGCTAAGGCGAGTAGTAGCCATAAATATTCTCCAAAAATTCAAAAATAAAAATAGAACATATTAAAATTTAATCATTCTTAGCATCACGCACCGAAGATTGACCTAAAAACATCACGTTGATAGGACAATTATTATAATAACACAGTTTTTAATTTTACGAATTTTTGGGCGTATTGAAATAAAAAAGGGAGGTGTTACCACCTCCCAAAAAATTCACAAATAAAGGAGTTCTTAAATATTATACACTATAACGAAAAAGGCTATCATTTAGACAGCCTTTCAGTGATATTAGATGATTATATTATTCATCTTTTGGCATCATATAAGCATATTTAGACAGGTCGATACCTTTAGCTTTAGCCACTGCCCGAACAGCTTTTGGATCTTCTCTGATAGCCAGCATGAGTTTGGTAATATTAACACCACCATCGAGGCCAGTATTAGTCCAGTTGTCGATAGGTGTAGTACCTAAAGCACTTCCACTAGCACCACCACCAACAGAGCCACCAAACAGATAAGGCTTAGACTTCTTCATAAGACTTGCCCAGCTATCCACGCTAATGCCAGCTGGAACGGAACTACCGTCTTTTACTCTTACGCTACCATCTTCGGCTGTTTCAAGAGTATTAACGGCCCAAAGCAGACCATCGTCCATAGCACTATCTAAAATGCCCTGATCCTTTAAAGCCTTACGTGCCTTTTCTTTCAGAGTCATAGTAGTACGTTCTTTTTCAAAACGTTCATTCAGCTTTTTGAGTTCTGTAAGCTGTTCCTGTGCCTGTGTAAGTTTAAGTTCCAGTTCAGCCTTATTAGACTTTAATACGCTCAAGTCTGTTTCAGTTGACTTTAAATTTTCCAGCTCTGTTTTCATACCCTTGACAGCTGTTGCATCAACGCCATCATAAGCATCTAACTTTGACTTAAAATCATTTACTTCTTTGCGAAGATTTTTAGAGATTTCACGTTCGTTTTGCAGAGCCTTACGAGTGTTCTCAAAATCAGCCTGAAAGCCAATGTCAGCACGTAACTGGTACTTACCATCGTTAGTTTCAGCATAAAGTTCACGCCACTTTTCATCGACAGAGTTAAGATTGTCGACAATAGGGGCAATAACCAATGTAGTATTAGGATCTTTGAATGACATAATAATTAACCTCATTTATTTTGTGAATTACGAATATTGTACCACAAAAAGCTATTTAGTGATTTTTTCGACATTTGATAAATCCTTGTTGGCTGTTGTGGTTTTCTTTTCAACGCTATTAGCTAATGAGCCACCAGCATTGTTACCGTTGAGAGGATTTAAGCCACTGTTAGACTGTTGCATCTTTAATTCAGGTGGCATAAGCAAATCTCTAAGTCCACTGGCTTTTTCTTGTTTAATCATTTCAATTTGAGTATCAAACGGCTCTTTAGCATAACCCTTAGATTGTGCATACTCGTATGCTGACTTGAAAGACATAGGGAAGCCAAGGTTAATAGCTGTAACGACTTTAACCAAATCATCGCCTGTACTTCTAAAGTCACTAAATTCAAGATTAGGTTGAACCACGACTTTTTCTTCATCAGCACCAATCCAGCGAGCGATAATTCTCAATGCTTTCTGCAAGCCAAAAGCACCTGTTAAAGCTATCTGATTAAGTGTTGCTGTTTGGGCGGTTAAACGAGTTTTAAGGCTTTCGCCTGACTCAAAAGTAGCACCATTAGTCAGCAGATTACCACTCTTAACCTCACAACGATTGTACATGTTTTCAAGAGCCTGACGCATTTCAGGAATACCGTCACCATTTACGCCAATGAACTCGGCATTTCCATCAGCCCCGACGTTTAATACAGCACCAGCACCAGTTCTGATGCCCTGTTCTAAAGCGTTTTTGCTGTTGTCTGATGGTGCAGTTTCAGTCACGTTTAACAGATTACCCTTAATAACAAGAGTGTCTTGGCCTTGCATGTGCAACGCCTGTTTGTAGTCTGCGGACAGTCTGTATGCTGACAATGAGGTGTTTGCTAAATCATCTAATGGTGGGAAATCAGGACGGGATATACAATCACAAGCATTGATAAACACAAACGGGATTTCTTTAAGTTTTGTTCCAAGATAACTTGGATAAAACATTTCTTCTTCTCGGAATGTATCGGCCTGAAAAACACCCTGACGATAGTAATCGGTAGGTTTTACGTATGAGCCATCACCCAAGAGACACACTCTGTATCTATCCTCATCAGACCATTGGAAGTTGGTACAAACGTGTTCAACCTCATGCAATACAAGCATATTAAGGTCAGACGTACCGAACGGATTATCACTATTATTCCAGTTTATAATGCTAAACGCATCATAGAAAGCGATATAAGGTTCAGAACCATTTATATCGGTATTAAGGTCAACAAATAAGCCACATCTTCCTAATTTTACCTGTTCGGTATTAATCATTCTCAAAAGAGATTCAAGAGACTGCCCATCCTTTGTAGCCTTATCTCTCAAATACTCCATTTCAGGTGGTAATTGAATAGTTGGTGATGACTGATGACATAACCCCACGTATCTGTCTACGCCATTCTTCACATGGTTTATATAATCAGCTCGTTTGAGATATGAGCGATAAATTTGGTCGCCGACAGTATCAAGTTCGCCGACACCATCTAAAATCATACCTGTTGATGGCGGTAAATATTTAATACCAGCCTTTTTTACACAATCCTCACCTCTATACAGGTCGTTCAGCTTATCCCAATAAGGACGCATAGAAGTGTATTCATAATTCTCTGATTCAAGCATACAAGCTCTCCTAAATAAAACTCTTGTTTATTATAACTCATTTTATGCCATACCGTAAGTAGAGGTCTTAGCATCGCCCCAATCCAAATAAGATACGGCATAACGTAATGCGTCAGCTGAATGATCCTCAGCCGTGGTATCAATATCGCAATCTTTCTTTTCATCCCTAGGCAAGTTAGGAAAAGTTCTCAAGAAATCACGACAATTATCACATACGAACAATGCTGGCTTTTCTCTAGGTAAGGTAATACCTGATTTTTCATCGACTTCGGGAACGGCGTTTTTAAGACGCTGTTTAATCAAGTTCCAGCCTACTGAACGTGAACCAGCCTTTTTATTTGCACCAATCCAGTTAATTCCTGAATAGTTTTTCCCATCAACAATCACCGATTTACGCATTTCATCGGCAATACAGTGACCATCTTCTTTTGAGAATATAGCACTATCGGCTATGCTTGCTCTTATTTTATTTGAATAATTAAATCCCAATTCACGTTCTATAATATTCTTTGTGACCTCGGTAGCAAGCATACACAAACCAGTATTAGGCTTACCCTTTACACACCCGTAATACTCGTTAATGATAAATATATCACCTCTCAATGTTCGTTTGGTTTTTCCTGATGGCATTGTAATATCAGAGCCATCAGAAACAGCAAGCCAAAGCTGTGAAAAAGGTTTTGACCAACCCCAGTCGAACGCTCTGTAAATAGGCCAGCTTTGTGGCAATGCAAACCGAGGCACAACATGTATGCCGTTTCTGAAAACATCGTTAAACATACCATCACCATAAGATGCGTTCCAGTCACCGTATAACCAAGCCTTTCTAAGCTCAGGGTCTTTAATACTTTCAAGTTCCAGCACATATTCAGGTGAAAGATGAGTATTTTCTTTGTATGAAGAAAATATATGAACTTGTGTTTTAACCATAATCTCATCTTTTTTAGTTTGAGGATTATAGGCTTTAATCTCGGTTTTTACGATTTTGCCAGCTGGGGCTGGGTCAACAAAACGCTCTTTCACCCATTGTTTTCCAGCACCACTAGGGTTTGTTGTAATGATTATCTTCGGCCTTAAAGGCGGTAAATACATCTTTTTGGCGAACGGGTGGTCAGGTTGAACTCTCTTTTCTAAGTGATATTTATTAAAATATTGTTCATCAATCCAGTACGGATGGTCATAAGGATTGAATGAAGTTCTGTTTGTTGTACGCATTTTGTCAAAGAAATCAGGTGTAGGATTTTTTGACAATTCGTTATACAATATAACAGCAAATTCCTGACCGTGGAAAGAATTGTAGTCCTCATCGGTTGCACCTTGTCTAAACCACAATTCCTCACCTGTGTCCCAAGACCAGTGTTCATCACCTCTTGAACTGTAATATCGTGCTTTATTACCATAAATCATAGGGAAAAGACGCTTTGAACGGGCAATAACATCGTTCAAGTCTTTATAGTGCATATCAATATACACACCACGATAATACGAACCATAACCTTTGCCAATAGGAAGTGCAAACTTAATCAGGCTCACCTCTGTTTTACCCGATGCACGGGATGATGACATAAAAATGGTATCGCAAGGGCAAGTAAGCACGAGTTCTTGCGAACTCATACAGTATTTACCCTGAATCACTCTGCCTTTTAGTGGTTGCCAAACAACGTTTATATTATCGGGTAGTTTAAAACTCATTTATTTGTTATCTCTGTTCATCATCATTGTTATTATCGGCAAAAGTCAGTATAATAATAGCGACCAAAATACCGATAGCAATACAAGCGAAAGAATCTAAGAACTGAATATCAATCGCCATCGTAATTTGCCTCCATAGTCATACTTGCCTGTTCTTCCCATTCGGCATCACTTACAGGACTAGGAGACATAATAACGTTTGTAAGTGAATTATTTGTTCTAATGTCAAGTGGTTTGTTCAGACCGTAAAGCAGAGCTAATTGCTTACACGCCTCTAATCTTTCCTTGTTAGACCCGTTATCAGCAATAGCACGTAATTTGTTTACAACGAATACGAACGCCTTATCAACCTTTTCTTGGGTATCAGGCTTTTCAAGAACGGCGTTTTCGGCCAGCTTCTTCTGAATATAGTTAGACTGAAAAAAGAATAGCAACGCCTTGTTTAAGTCAGATGGTTCAACACCTAATCTTAAACAAGCTCGTTCAGCGTCATAATCTTTATAATATTCTTCTAAAAACTCGTCAAACAACTGCCGTTCACGTTCGGAAACCTCAGTGTGTTTAACCGTAATTTCATTTTCCATGATATTCCTCTTTTTTATTCACGGCGTTAAATTGTTGATTGTATAGTTTTATAAGTGCATTTCGTTCTTCTACTGCTTTGTCACACTCTTGGGTGATAGCCAAACTTCTTTCAATTTTTCTGTATAATTCGCTTTTTGTAAAACAGATAAGGTTGGAGGTATTTCGGCTACTTGAGGGCAAATTTGTGTTGGTTGTTGTATTGGTGTCGCACTTGAGCATCCCGTTAACAGTGTACTCATCATTACGCAAATCAGAGATAATCTTTTCATAACCGTCCTTTATTTCCTGTTCTTTTGACACGTAATCAGCCACGATTTCATTGATTTTTGACTGGTTGGCCAGCTCTTGTGACCGAACCATAGAAACTAGGTCGTTTATTTTTGTTTGATACTTTATGGCTTCCTGTTGCTGTTCGATATGAAGTTTATCAGCTGTTGTATTACAGCCAAAATAATACCCTGTACCAAACAGCACTATCCAGCCGACACTGGAAATGATTAAAGGTAATTGTTTCACAACGTTACTTATTGTCATCATTTTCCACCTCTGTTGCAAACTTATTTATAAAAAAGCGTTTTAAGATGCTTACGGTAAATTCAGCACCTAAATAACCAGCTGTACCAGCAACGGAACAGCTAATGGTTATAGGGTACTGATAATAAATCATAATCCAGCCAATAATGAGGCCAGCAAACGCTGATGAAACTGATTTAATCAAAAAGTCGGCCACAACAAACTTTTTGCGATTACCGAAAATTGATGACAGGTAGGCAACTGCACCACCAAGACCAGCGATAAACGCAAAAAGTGAGCCATTTATTACATCATTTATCTCTTTCCAATCAAACATGACACTACTCCCTGTCGTTAAGACCTTGCTGGTAGCGTTTTACAACCAAATAACTGGCCTCAAGTTTGGTGATTTCACCGTTTTTATTAAGGTCTAGTCCTTTGTTTTGTGCGTATTCAATGTTTTTAATAGCTTTTGATACAATTACAGTATCGTCAGGCTTGCCAATATATACAGGCTTAAAAATAGCCATATACATGTCTGAAAGGGATGCAATACGCCTGTAATATGGAAGAAAATGCTTTTTGACATAAGGAATCTGTTCGGCAAAAGACAGTTTACCCATATTTTCAGCAGTTGTTCCATACGCCTTGCATATATTAGGCATAAACTGAATCAGACCGACAGCCTTAGACATTTTGTTTACAGCCTGTGGGTTCAAATTTGATTCAAACGCCATGCAAGCAATAAGCCAGTCTAACTGGTCATCAGTCCATCTGAAATCTTTTTGTAATTGCCGTAACGCCGTTTTACCAGCATCGGGTATTCTGCTACTATAAATCATTATTCCTCCTAACACTAGGATAAAAATTGATTGGATCGAGTTCTTTTTTATTATACACTATTTTAAGAAAACGATTACATCAGGGAAAAACAAAAAAGCCATCTGACGGAGCAACAGATGGCTTTAACTTAGGAGGAGTCAATTCTTAGAACTTTAGAAGTACATACATTATAGCATATAATTTTATTTTGTGCTGTTTTTGTCTTTGTTTTGAGCAATAAGTAAGCACTCAACAATAAAAAGCATGATAGATAACGGCAAAGCTGAAAATACGCATATTAAAAACAGCCATCCAACTAAATCATCAGCTTTCATACCTAGTATTTTTGCCAAGGCGTGTAATAACAGGTATGCACCTACTAAAAATACGCCTATAACAAGTGCTTCATTGTGAGTGCATACCCAAAGAAAAAAGCAGATAAAAACAAACACAATTAAAATTGCACCAGCCATAACAGCCTCCTAAAATTTTGAATTAGCTTCCTGTTGAGCCAAACCCGTTGTCACCTCGACTAAACGCCTCGTCACGTTCACTTGCTTGATACACTAAATCATTTCTGTAAAACACAACAGGATGCTCTATAGGTAAAAACACTATTTGAGCTACACGCTGAAACGGCTCGATTGTAACAGGCTCGTTTGTCGTGTTCCAAACCGCCAGCTTAATCTCACCAGTGTAATCAGGGTCGATAACGCCTGTAAGATTGCGTAATGAAATGCCCTTAGAACCTAAACCACTTCTCGGAAAAATAAAACCACCAAATTTATGCTCAAACATTCTGATGGACACACCCGTTGGTAATAACTTGCTCTCGTTCGGCTGTAAAACAACAGGTTCATCTATCGCTACACATAAATCATAGCCAGCTGAAAAGCCGTGTGGCTTGAGTGTTGCGTTCTTTAACTGTTCTTCGTGGTGTAAAAATTCTACTACTATCTGCATTATTTATTCCTTAACTATTTTGTAAACGTCATATCTACCGCAAAAGTTACTGTTTGGTTTTTCACATTCGATGGTATATACAAAAATTTTGCCAAATTCAGGTTTCTGTGTAGAACTCGGCTGTTCAATTTCCTTTATTTCTTCGCTGATGCTGTCGGGACAAGATTGGTCTAAGTCGGTTTTTTTGTCAAATTCCAACCAAGCTAAATGTCCAACTATAACCCCGAAAACACATAAAAATATAAACAGCACGTTATTCATACCATTCTCTCCCGTCATCTTCCTGATCCTCTCGTAACTTGTCGTAAACAGACTTCGCCCAGCATACGAGTAAAATCAGTGCTGATACTGAAATGACAGTCGCTAATAATCCTATCATAATTCAACTACCCTCTTTAAATACGTTTTTACAAACTTCTGAATATCCTTGAACTTGTCCTTTTTCCAAACCATAGGTTCGGTTGTTGACGGTTCAGGAAAAAGCCAGTCAGATACAAACTCCTTGATACATTCTGTCGGAATGTCAGTCTTGATGCTTAACTGTTGCAGATTGTATTCAGGCAGTTTTTCAATCATAACAGGTTTGTTTGACGCAATCGGTCTGCACCCGCCTTTCGGTATCATTATGGCATCTTCCATCGACCAGCCCTTTTTTACCCTAGCATTTACGCCATACGGCCCCATGTTGCTACGCTTAAATAAATAATCTTTCTGTTCTGCAGTCAGATTTGTATAGTCGATATTTTCAGGTTCGTGTAATAATCTGTCAACTGGCTTGTTGTCAGGCAGATTGTTCTCGTCAAAAGGCTTGTCAATAATCTGCAGTTCCTTGATTTTGGCGTGTCCTTTCGCCAGCAAACTATTTAAAACTTCTTCATATTCCTGTGGTAAAGGCATTGTTAACTCCTGTAAATTCTAAGTCCTAAATCCCAAATTATTCCTAAAAAGGCAAGCGAGGTAAAAAGGCATCAGGCGGATCGAATATATACCAATATATTGCTAAATTAAACAAATTCTATAATGTGTAAAGCATTATAGATTCTATTCCTCGCTTGCAATAATCACAGTTTATCACTTGTTTTAATTATAGTCAAGTGTTTTATTTCATTTTTATTTCTTGTGATTTTTATTTTACTTTTTTATTTTCAACACCACATTAAACAACCTGTTTATGCGACGACTTGACCAATCATACAAAAAATATAAAGCGTAAAAATATACCACACTCGCTATCCCTCCACACCACCATTCACCCATCCAATATGTCAGCCATATCACCAAACACCCTATACTACACCATATGAGGTGCAATAAATACTCAATACTAGCACTGTAAACCGTCGATAACATTTCTCGCATACGTAAAATTCCTCCGACACCTTTCTATAAACTCATTACTTAATATGCCTCGTACCCTCATAACCCCACAATACCATTCATCCCAATACTCATAAATGTCCTTGTCTGTACACTTCTCATTATTCTCTAAAAACGGCTTGCTCTTTCCATAAAAATGTATGAAGTACGGCAGTAACTTAACACCCGTCTTGCTCTTTCTGTAGGTGTAATTCCAGTTGGCAGATATTTCACTTTTTTCATATCGGCTGTTGATATAATCCTGCTCTAAACAATATGAGTCACGACCATTTAAAAATTCTATTAGCTTTTCTTCATCTATAGCCCTAAAATTACAAAATGCTACTAAACCAGCGTTTATATATACGCCATCTAAACCCTCTATGAATTTTTCCGAATGTGTCCCCGCTAACGCCTCTTTTATATCTTCATACTCGTTTACCCCTACTATACATTCACCTAAAACCTTACTACTCTCCTCTATCTCGTCTAATAATAAGTCTAAACCAAACCATTCAGTGAATATCCCGTCTATATCACAGTGTATGTAAGTGTCCCGTTTCTTCGTCGCATATAAATCTTCATAACTCATCGGGATCTGCCTCAACGCTTCTATAAAATTGCTGTCACCTATCATACTGTTTAAATGAGCAATCCTAGATACAGCTATCCCTACACTCTCCCTCGGAATACACCGACCCCCTAAATCTATCCCTAACGGATTGTCTACATCATCAAATATCTTTATACTACACTCTATTATTCCTCGTACTACCTGCCCTACTAATTGACTGTAGCAGTCCACCCATTTCCCTCGGCGACACCATATGTCTAACTCAACTTCATCCCTCCTCATCCCCCTCTCACATCCCCTTATAAAACTCCCTAACCATACTAAACTCGCCTCACTCCACGCTTCGTTTACTTCACACCAAAATCTATACATCTACCACCTCATGTATCTGTCTAAATCTACATCATACGAAAAAACTAATTCTATTTCTTCGTCTATGTTTAACTTCTCATTCTCCGCTTCCCATGCCGATAACGCCTCTAACATCGGCTCGTTCATCCCCGACCATTCGTGTATCACTAATGTCGCTAAAACTCGCCTGTATTCACTATCTACAGAATTTCGTAACCATTGGCCAAATCTTACACCTATGTATACTAAATCGCCTACTTCCTTGTTCGCTTTGTACGACTCATTCACTTCACGCAATAAATCAAAAAATTCAGCAAACCTCTCCCAGTCCTTTACGCCTCTTATGCCACAGACTATAAACCCTATACATGTTCCTATACATAGGCCAGTTAAACCCATTACCCAGTTCGTAGCCCATGCCATCAGCAAATAACTTATTACCTGATACCATAAGTTCTTCCAATATCCCTTGATTCCAGCTATCCCTAAGTTTAAAAACCATTCAGCTTTGCTCAATTCCATATCTACCTCCATTCAGCCTCATCATTATAACATGCTTTGTGCCGTTTGTAAGCTGAAAAGATTTTTTAATCAGAGGGGAAACTGGGGACATTCCGACCGACCGCAACCCGTATAAAAAGTATACCCCCTCCGACTACTTTTTATACGCACTGTTTTGGTGCAATAACCTAGTGACTCACTGGGTGATAATTCCTAGCAAGTCACTGGGTAATAAATCATACTAGTTCAGTATGAATAACATTACGATAACGCACATAATTATTATACACATTATATAGCCTCAATTTTTGAACGTGATACGCCTATTTTTTCAGCGTTAATAGAATAATATTTACACCATTTATTAAAATGTCTAGATGTGGTGGGGCTATAATTGTTATCACATACGTACAATTTTTCAGTGCGATAATTATATACAGCGACTAATAAATTGTAGCTGAACAGATAATTTTTATGCCCGTCTATTAATACTACGGTGCAATTGTTACACATTGTTTTTATTCGCATACAAATTTTACTCCTATATTTGAGAAATACACGTACAGGTCATCGACTGATACATTTTTTAGACGTGAGTATTTTTTATACTCTCTAAGTAAAGAATTTACGTCGACTATCTCATTGGAATTGAAAACGTTTTCAATGACTTCCTGTAGAGCTTCCAAATCCCTGACATTTAACCAATTACCTGATTTAAGTCCTGATGATATGTCAAGCAATAAGCAAGATATAATCATGTGTAGATAAAAGTATCTCATTTGTTACTCCTCGAAATTGATTGTTACTCGCTCGCCGTCGCCGTCAACGTCGATATATAATGCCCTGATATTGTCAGAATATCTCGTAAAATAGCTCATTATACATCTGACGCTGTCGGTTATACTACCCGTTAAAATTAAGGTCTTATCATAGCTAATTTTTAATGAGATGTCGTTCTTTTTAAACTCCTTGTAAACTGTCACGGTGTCGCCGTCCAGTGCGTTAACACTGATGATTAAATCTCTGTCACAGGCTAAAATAAAGCTCTCAATAGTGCTTTTAGCTATTCTGTAAATTTTGGTCTTATCCATAATCACTCCTTGTAAACCGTTAAACATTAAACCTTATCAACCATTAATAAATGGTGCTCTGTGCAATCTACGATAATGTCAAATTTTTTCGGATCGTCGTATTGACTGAAGAACGCTAACACGTGTAAGGCAACCGTCGCAGAGCTGTCAGCTTTTAAGAAACCGTCACCTATTCTACATTCGTACACGGTGTTTGCACCGTCATAATGTTTTTTTACAGATGCCTTGCATAAATCAGTTGATAGTTCAATTTTACGCCGTGCGTAAAAAATGTGAGTTGATAGCACCTGAATTAATAACTGTTTTTTATTCATTTTTTGCTCCTGTAATGAATGAAAAAAAGAGTGTAACAAATATGTGTAATTGCTACCTTGTAATGAATTTTTAAAAAACGTTGTCGCTGTGGACATTTTCAAGTTTACAAAACTTTTCAGAAAAAATCTAAATTTTTTGATTTTTAGGTGTAAAAATGTGAACTATATCACAAAATATCTTAAAAATACCTGTTTTTTGTGACCTGTATCACATAATTTTAGACTTTTTTCTGGACTCTCTGAACACTCAGGAAAAAAGAGATAAAAGCACTTTATAAAAAGAGTCCTAAAACGTCGTAAAATAGCCCTGAATTGAGATATATTCAATTCTATTGCACGGGTAATATAAACATCCCAGTTTTGTCCTGATGTGCCATAAATACGTAAATTTCAGCCTTAAAATTGATTTATGAATTTTGAGTGATAAAAATCACAAATTTAAAAAATAATTGTTGACTCCCTGAAAAAATTGTGATAGGTGAAAACTGCTGCCTGAAAACCCAGTAACCCAGTAGGAAAAGACTTCCTGAAAACCTATCAGCCCAGTAGGAATTAAAGCCCAGTAACCCAGTATGAAATAAAACCCAGCACACAGGTAGGAAAAGACCCTGACCAAAACCCAGCACGGAGCTGGGAATTATTCCCCTAAATTCCTATCTGAACTGTATGGAACTTTTAACCCTTTCTCTTCCTGATTCCTTAGCCCTGATTCCTTGCACCTGTTTACCCGTCCACAGTCTCACCCGTTCAGCCTGAACACGTTACACATTATCACCCTTTAACAGACTGTATCACACCATTAAAGCACATCAGCCCAGTACAGCCCTGTAAACCTGTTTAACGCTTGATTCCTGTATTGACCGTGTATACCTGTTTTGCCGTTATCCCTGAAAACCTGTAAACATTTTCAGCATATCGAACACTAAACACCATTAAAATAACCATATCGCATAGAATAGCCCTAAATTGCGAAATATTCAATTCTATTCAATTTCCTATGTACTTATATCACCAAACTAATAGAATAGCCTTAAATCGCAAAATAGCCCTATTCTGTGAGATTTTGGCTCAGGTCTATACGGTTAAATATTGCCATTGCTTTTATACTTGCCAAAAACACCAAAAAACTTATTAAACCAAATATACACGAAAAAATATATTATTGTCTAGTATATATAATTTCACATTAGATCCAAATGTACATAAATCAGTTAATTAAGTCAACTCGTGTATTTTGGCGGGTGCAGATTCGCTCTTGGGAATTTAAGTCCGTCTCTCGCAGGCATTGAAAAATAAAGATTTTGGTGTGAATTAGAGCTATGTATCAACTCCAATTTTTCCAAATACTTGAATATATCAAATTAAGGTCAACTTTAAAAAATAGCTAATATCTCACATGTATTAAAAAAATTTTTTGAAAAAATTTTTCGTAAAGTGATTGACAACTTATTTTTTTTGTCGCTAATATTTTCGCCGTTATGAATTTTCATTTCACTTTAATTCCTGATATTTTAATCTTTTCCTGATGATTCATACCTTTGAATTTTTCAATTTTCAAGTATTCGTATTTTGAAATAATCCGTTTAAACTCTGATACAGTTCTTAACTTTTCAGTATAGCCCCGTTAACCGTGAAAACCTGTTTTCCTGAACAGAATAATAACCTGTATGTAATAACCTGTTTACCCTGTAGCCCGTTATGGAATGAATACAGAATAAACAAAAAAAATAACGGCAATTTTTTACATCGCCGTTATTCCTGTAATATAATCTGTTTTCAGTCTGTATCTTAATACCCTAATATTGAGTAATATGTTCTGATGCTATCCTGTTTAATCATATCTAAAACAGTTTCTAATAATCCGTCATCGCCGTCCCTTATTGTACTCATGATTTTGTTTAGGTTATCCCTGTAAGTATTTGTATTTCTTAGCTTATCGCCGTAATGAACCTTTTCTACAATTTCACCCTCCCACAGGATAAATTCTGATACTGTATCAAGGTCATCACCGTCCATATAACAAACACTTTCAACATTATCACTTGATACGATGTAGATTCCGTCAAGTTCTGTAATGATATTGCTTGCTAACCAATTACAGATAAAAGCACTTTCAAGATATTCCTGAACGGCGTTAACGACGTTTTCTAATGTGGTGTTTTCAGCGTTAAAGTTAATCATAATCTTTTGCTCCTGTATTCTGTATAATCCGTTTCCTGATTCCTTTGATAAGGTATGCACCCATTATACATACCTTAAATCTATGTGTCAACAGTTATTTTTATTTTTTGCTAACTTTTTGTATTCTGTCCGGTCTTTTGCTTACCACATAATTGCAATATAGCCCGCCACACTCATTCGCTCTAGTCATAATTCTCAGGAATAGTGCCATAATCTCTGAGAAATCGTCGTCGTTTTCATAATATGACGGATCTATTTTGGTGTAATCAGTCTCACCTGACTTGATGTCACCGTCAGCTACACCGCACATCAGCCAAGGATCTATCAGATCCTCCCTGTTACACTGTCTAACGATGTATTCCATTGCCATGATCATCTTAGCTCTTTTTGCACTATTCATTTCACTATTCATATTTTGCTCCTGTTTTTTCGTTTAACTTGTATTCCATTATATACCCGTCATTTTAATTTGTCAACGGGTATTTTAAAATTTTTTCTTTTCCGTTATCTGTCTTTGTCAAGTTCGGGATCGTCAAGGTCTGTCACATCTATATCATAGTCCTTTGCTATGCTCTCTAACACCTGACAAGATCTGTCTGAATTGAAATAATACATAATTTCATTCAGAATATCTGTATCTGACAAATACTCACGTAATCTATCTAATAAATCAATTTCAAGTGATCTGCTATTAAGTCTGTTATCCATATGTTAGCTCCTGTAATCTGTTTTCCTGTATCTTGTTTTGTATCTCTCAAAACATGTATGTCATTCTATACCTGTTTTGTTTTCCTGTCAACAAATAATTTTGCTTATTTCAAAAAATTTGATATAGTTCGCAAAATTACAGATAAATCTATTTTTACAATTTATCTCTATTTCCTATCGCAAATAATATACAGTCCTGATTTGCGTATATTCCAAACTTTACTGACTTTACTAAAACTGTTTATTTTTTCAAGGTATTGAGCAGTTTTTTCATTCCTTTGATAACAGTCTTTTTTGGTTATCCGTCCCAGTCCTGTCTTATCACCCTGATATATTTTGAATATAATTCTGTCTACCTTACACACCATACCACAGGCAAAAATACCGTTTAACACTTCAATAAGTGTGTTATCCTGTAGCACGTTTAACACGTTATTACAAGTAATAATCTTGTAATCGTATTTACTGTCACAAATAGCGGATAAGGAAAACAGACAATAATTCTGAACACCTGACTTGAAATTGTGGAAAGGATCAAACAATTCCACCTTACAGTTATTGAAAGTTTTTTCGCAAAATTCCTTTGAAAGTCCCTTTCCACAGCCCCAGTCTAATACATAACTGTTAGAAAAATCGAACTTTTTGAAAGTGCTCGCAACCTGTGTTAAGGCTGTGTTTTTGCTAGTAATGTTCTGATTCATAATTTTTTGCTCCCTGTTTGTTACTGAATGATGCTATTTTACATCATTCAGATAACCTTGTCAATACCTTTTTAAAATTTTGTGATTCTTATCACTTTAAAAACTGCCGTAATGTTCTAAACAATAATCGCTCATGTTGTCTATTTGCTCAATAGTTTTTTCTAAACTGTATTCAAATCTAATAGAGCAATAGCCCCAGTGAATTTTTTCAAGCTCTTTATTTAAAAGATAATTGATCCCCTTATACTTACAAGACCATTTAGCAATAAACCAACAGTCTGTAAATCCATTAAAATTCACGGCAATTAAAGATTCTTTTCCGCTCTTAGATGTGTAGAAAACTTTATATCTGTCTTTTCCGTGAGAATCTTTTGTTTTTTCAATTCTGAATGACATAATTTTTTTGCTCCTGTATTCCAAAAGATAGGTATATTTTACACCTATCTTTTTTAATTGTCAACTGTTTTTTGAAAATTAATATTTCATGAAAGTGAAAGGAGTTTT